TATCAACTATTAGATTATCTTAGGAACGATAGATACGGAATGGGTATAGCTAATGAATATTTTGATAGCAACTATGCTGATTTTCAAACTGCTGGAGATGTTTGTGATACAAATATAACCCCATTTTCAGGCTCAAGTCAGATAGATTTGATTGATTGTAATACTGTTGTTGATACCTCGCAAAAAGTTATAGACAATGTTAAAAAGTTTTTAACAGGCTCAAGAGCCTTTCTAAATTATCATGCTGGTAAATACCAAGTAACAGTTGAAACATCAGGTAGTGCCTCAATAACTCTTACGGAAGATAATATTATTGGTGGGATAGGAGTCTCAAGTAAAAACAAAAACGAAAGATTTAACAGGGTAATAGTAACATTTATAAATCCTGATAAAAACTTTCAGGTAGACGAGGCACAGTTCCCACCTGTAGATGAAACAGGACAAGCTACAGCCGACCAACACGCAACTATGAAAACTGCTGATGGTGGTATTTTGTTAGAGGGTAGGTTTGATATGCCTACAATAACAAATCCATATCAGGCTCAAGAAATGGCTGAAATTATTTTAAGAAGATCAAGGTCTAGTTTAGATGTTTCACTTACTGCTGATGCAAATGCTATGGAGTTGGTTGTTGGCGATATTGTTAATATTACTCATGCTACACCATCTTTTAGTGCAAAACCTTTTAGAGTGTTATCAACAACAATTAATCCTGATTGTTCAGTAGCTTTACAACTTACAGAACATCAAGACTCTTACTATACTTTTGGAACGCAACAAGAAGTGGCAACTATACCTGATACAACACTTCCAAATCCTTTTAGTGTTCAACCACCAGCAAGTGTAACACTAACTGATGAACTCATAGAATATGCTGATGGTATTGTTATAACTAGGCTTATAATTACAATAGGAGTTTCCCCTGATAATTTTGTGGATAACTATGAAGTACAAATAAAACAAACAAAAGACCAGAATGGAAATAGTGTTACAGACTCATTTAGAGAAATAGCAGTAGGAAAAATATTAGAATATCAACACCTTAATGTCATAGATGGTGCTGAGTATCAGGTAAGAGCAAGAGCAGTAAACACTATAGGTTCTAAATCAACTTTTGTATCAGCAACTAGGGTTATTGTTGGTGGAGTTGAAGCACCAAGTAATGTTGATGATTTTGCTGTTGAAATGCATGGACAAGATCATATGAAATTAACTTGGACACCACCAAGTCAAGAAAGCGATTTAGATATTTCTTTTTATGAGATTAGATACCAAAATACTTTATCAGGTGCTAATTGGCTAAACTCTTCAAACTTAGTTAGATGTCCAAGAAGAAAATGCGATAGTGCTATAGTTCCAGCAAGAACAGGTAGTTATCTAATAAAAGCAGTTGATAAAAATAGTAATACTTCAGCAGAGGCTAGTATTGTATCAACAAACATATCAGGTATTCAGGCTTATCAACTTGTATCAAGTTTTACTGAAACACCAGACATAGTAGATGCCTCAGATCAAATGGACGCAACTTTTCCTTTAGCTGTAAAAATTGATGACAGTGGAGATGTTGTACTTACCCTTGATACTCAAACTAATTTTGATGACACTACAGGAAACTTTGATAGTCCATCAGGGGATTTTGATTTAGGTGGAACTGATACAACATCAAATCCAACATTTTTTAATACTAATAGAGATGCAAAAGGTTTTTATAATTTTGGTAATTCATTATCACTTACACAAATTTATGATGGCAATATTGAGCCTACAATAACTTTAGATGCAGAAAATCCTTATGATAAGTTTGATAGTGGACGAGGTGCATTGTTATTTGATGAAGCTAAAGCACCTTTTGATGGCACAGAACAAATACACGCATTTCATAGAGTTCAAATAGCAACATCAACTACTTCCCTTGCAGATTGCACAAATTTTGTTGACATAACGCAATCAGCAACTTTTAAATTTAAGTTTGCAAAATTTAGATTAAAATTAACAAATGATGATAACCAAACATCAAGTAATGTAAAAAATATTGCGATAAAATTAAATATGGAAGAAAGAATTTTTGCTGAGAATGATTTAGTTACATCATCAGGTAGTAGAACTATAACATACACTAATCCATTTTTTGCTGTTCCATCTATAGGTATTGCGGCTCAGAATATGTCTACAGGAGATGTTTTTACTATAAGTTCAAAAACTGTAAGTGGTTTTACAATCGCTTTTGTTAATTCAAGTGGTTCAGCAGTAGATAGAACTTTTGATTACATAGCAAAAGGTTATGGGTTGCAAAGTTCTTCATAATAATTTAAGAGATAATTAATGAGTCAAGTATCTGATGTAAGTCTAGCAAATCAAGGATTTTCGGCATTTAGAACCGAATTAAATAATATTCTTGGTGCTATGAACTCTATGCACATAGGAAGTTCAGCACCTAGTTCAGTTACTACAGGAACTATGTGGGTTGACAACGGAACAAGTGGAGTGCTAAAGGTTCGTATCAATGATGGCTCAGATAATATTGAGTTGTTTCAGATCAACATTTCTAGTAATGCTGTAACAAGTACAATGTCAGTAACAGGAACAATTTCTGAAACTGACCCAAATGCTTTGCCACTTGCAATAGCTTTAGGATAGGAGAAGTAAATGGCTAATACTTTTAAGGTAAAAACAAATGGTGCTATGCCAGCAAGTGCTGGAACGCCTTTAACTCTTTATACTGTTCCAAATTCTACAACGACTGTTGTTATTGGTCTAATGCTTTGCAATATTCATACTGCTTCTGTAACTGCTGATGTTCAATTAGTTTCAGATACATCAGACACAGAAACAAACGAAACAGTTTTATTAATCAAAGATGTTACTATTCCAGCGAATACAACACTTGAAGTTTTAACAGGTGGTAAGATTGTTATTCAAGCTACTGACATTTTGAAAATTGATTGTTCAGTAACAGCAAAAATAGACGCAACATTAAGTATATTAGAGATAACATAATATGGGATTTATAGGAGTACAACCAGCTTCAGTTCCTTTAACAGCAAGTGATATTACTAACGATATTATCAATGCTGATAAAATAGCTGACAATTCAATTTCTGAAGAGCATTTAGATGCAACTGTAATAACAGGTTTATCTGAATTAGCAGAAGCACCAGCAGATACAGACGAATTTTTAATATCTGATGGTGGAGTTTTAAAAAGAATAGACGCAAGTTTCATAGGGGGTGGTTTAGTTCAAGTTGTTCAAGGAACATATGATAGCATGACATCAACATCATCTCATAATACGATGGTTGATATGGGGTTAAATGTAAATATAACACCATCAAGTTCATCAAATAAAGTTTTATGTTTTTTTAATGTAAATTTACAACCAAATGGTGATCTATATTCTGGGGGTATAAGTATAGTTAGAGGATCAACAGCAATTAGAACAGGTAGCTCAGGACAAAATAGAGGAACAGCACAAATTTGGTCTGGCGAAGGATCAAATAATAAATACCACATGAATCATTTTACAGGAATGGTACTTGATAGTCCTAGTACCACTAGCCAAACAAACTACAAAGTACAATTTGCTAGTGGTTATAGTGGACAAACAGTTTATGTTAACAGAAATTATTCTAATGTTAATCACTTTGATAGTACTTGCACGATAGTTTGTATGGAGATTTCAGTATGATGAAACACGAAGCAATATATAATTTATATTCTAATGTTGTTTCTGTGAGAGAAGATAAAGATGGAACTATTACAGCTTTAGATATTAACAATAATGCAGTTTCCATAAACATAGATAATGTAAATGCTAAAGCAACAGAATTACAAACAAGTTATGATAATGAACAAAAAACAAAAAATAACAATAAGGTTTCTGCATACAGAAAAAACTCATTAACTGATGATGAAATACTTGCTATTGACTCAAACTTAAAGGATTATTTGTAATGGCATATATAGGTAAAACCCCAACATCAGGCGATTTTGTTTTACTTGATAGCATAACGACAAGTGCAACTGCTAGTTATACTATGCAAAAAAATTCTGTGAACTTTGAACCCCAAAGTGCCAATCATATGATTTTAAGTTTGAACGGCACAATTCAGGCTCCCATATCTTCATTTACTGTATCTGGTTCAACACTTACTTTTGCTAGTGCATTAACAAGTTCTGATGTCATAGATTTTATTTTAGTATTAGGTAATGTCAATGATGTAGGAACAGCAACTACAGTTGTTGATAGTGCAATAACTAGAGGAAAATTAAATTTAATATCTGATGGCTCTAACCCTAGTTTGATTGCAAAAGGAGATGGAAGTTCAGTTGAGGGAAAAATCCAATTTAACTGTGAAAATAACTCCCACGGACAGACCATACAAGCGAGTCCCCATTCGGCTGGGCAAAGCTGGACATTAAAATTACCAGACAATTCCCCTACTGCTGATAAATTTTTAAAAGTAAAAAGTATAACAGGAAGTGGTGCTACTGCTACAGGTCAATTAGAGTTTGCTGATGCTGGGGGAAATACCCCAGCTTTTCAAGCATATAGAACGGCAACACAATCAATTTCAAATTCTACTTTTACAAAAATACAAAATAATGTTGAATTATTTGATACTGATGATGCTTATGATAACTCATCAAATTATAGATTTACTGTGCCATCTGCGGGTAAATATGTATTTGGTGCAACTGCCAACATACATGACCTAGCTGTGGCAAAAGCTATAAATTGTGCAATTTACAAAAATGGAAGTGTATTAAAAGAAAATATAAATGGTGGTGGTGGTAGTTCAAATCTTCCTATTTCTGTTGATGTAATTACTATAGATGATGCTTCAGTTGGAGATTATTATGAAGCATATGTTAAGCAAACTCATGGAAGTTCAAGACTTTTAAATTATATTTATGGAAATGTTTTTTATGGTTTTAAATTAGGTGGTGTTTAAATGTTGGATAAAAAAATTATAGCGTATTTAGGTAGAGAGCCTGATTTTAATTCAGAAGTAATTTTACAAAATGATAATGGTACTGATTATATCAAAGAATGGAACGCAACAGATAAAGTAAAACCAACTGATGAACAATTAAACGCATTAGAAAGTGAAGCAACTCAACTTGAAAACAATGCAAAAGCTGATGAAAATAGAAGAGCCGAGTACTTATCGTGGGAACAACAGCTAGATTATATATATCATAATGGTATAACTAAATGGAAAACAGATCACATAAAACCAATTAAAGACAAATATCCGAAAGAGTAATTTATGGCATTAATTAAAACTAGAGCAAGAGGAATAAACTTAGCAGATACTTTCGCTTTCACAGGCACAGTTTCTGGTGCTGGTGGTGGTATTACCGAAGCTGATATGTGGAGAGTAACAAGTGGTTTTAGTTCAACAACTGACCCTATTGCAAATAATTGGGAAAGAGTTGATGACGCAAGTTTTAATAAAATTGGAACAGGAATGTCACAAAGTAGTGGAATATTTACTTTTCCAAGCACAGGTATTTATAAAATTACCTTCAATATGTCAGTTTTTAAAAACGGAGATGACAGAACCATAACTAAAAGAGTTTATACTACTATTAACAATTCAAATTATACTGAACACGCTAGTGCTGATACTTCTGTTTCTGGTGTACAAAGTAATAATACTCACACATCTGGTTTTAACGAAATATATTTTGATGTAACAGATACATCAAATTGCAAAATTAAATTTGCATATTATACAAATAATAGCTCAACTTATTACACGAGTTCTAATTATCTTTTAAGTCATGTTGCGTTTATTAGAATGGGAGATACATAAAATGAATATGACAGCACCACATTTAAGACCAAAGCATATTGAAGATGCTTTAGTAAAAATGCACGACAATCAATGGTTTACATGGACAGATAGTAAAAATAAAATTTATGCTAATCTTAGACTTACTGAAAAAGTTGGTATTGATGGAAATATTGTAGATAATCCAATTACAGAATTACCAACAGAGTCCGCAGTAAACGCAAAGTTAAAAGAACTACAAGACGCATGGGATAGTGCAAATGGTTAAACCTTGCTATTGTAATTTTAAAGAACAAGAGTGTAATTGTGGGGAATGAAAAATATTCTAGTCCTTGTTTTTTTTACTATCCTAGTAATATCTAATTATTCATACGGAGAAACAAATACAGTAAGTTCAACTGTAGTTACCTCAACACCAAGTACAGCTAACGCACCATCAGTTGTTGTTAATAATTCTGATGTTTGTAAAACAGCCACCTCAGGATCAGTACAAACTCAAATATTTGGTATTGCTTCAGGTGTTACTATTACTGATGAAAATTGTGAAAGAATAAAATTATCAAGGCAACTATATGCTATGGGTATGAAAGTAGGAGCTGTAACTTTATTAGCACAGGATTATAGGGTCTTTGATGCCCTTTGGAATGCTGGCACATTTTCGCCAATAAACGGTCTCATTGGTTTAGAAGCAAAAGAAGAATGGTTAAAAAATAAACATTTAATTCCTAAAGGAAGTTTTTTACATAAAGAAAAAGAAGTAGTCAAAGAACAAGAACAAACTATAAGAGATTTAAATGATTTTGAAAA